ATGTTTAGTAACTTAAATGCAGAGATTGCAAGGCATAACGTTAAAAATGCCGACATAGCGAAACTCTTAGGAGTATCGACGAAAACAGTTTTAAATAAACTTGACGGAAGAACAGAGTTTACGCTTTCAGAGGTCAAGAAAATCGCAAGCATTTTTCCTAACGTAAGTATTTCATATCTTTTCGATGAAAGCGCCTAAGAGGTTTCAACAAGTGAAAGGAGGTTTTAATGTGTACAGAACGTACAGAAACCTTGAAGCGGGACTGAGCCGCTACGGCATAGCAAGAAAAGACATAGCCGCCGTACTCGAGCTTAACGTCAATACGGTATCTGAAAAGCTGTCTAACCCCGACAGGTTAAAGCTTAAGGAAGCTCAGACGATACGCCGAACATTTTTCCCTAAGCTCACTATGGAATACTTATTCGACGACGGCGAGTTGAGCGGTAAGTATCAGCGAGAAGCCTAAACGGACAAAAAATGAAACGGAGTGATTTCAATGACAAACAGAAAGTTTAAGGACTATCAGAAAAACCGCCTTGCTTTCATAGCTATTTCGAGAAACTATGAACTGCTCTGCACAATCTTGCTTACTCTTAATAAAGAGTTTCCAAAGCAGTTCTATTCAAAACGCTGCATTGAGTGGATTGATACATATGCCGAGAGCTGCAAGACGGCAAACGAGCAGGACCGTGACGGCGTACTTGATTTCAAGTTAGAACAGGGCGTTAAAAGGTGCTCTATTGACGTTGACAAGATCAACGCTTTCGTAGCTCGTCGCTGCTCAGATTTCAGCAAGGATAACAAAACCGTTCTCGCAGCCAATGTCAAGCTTGCCCTTATTCAGACTGCCGAGCAATTCGGCGTAGGTGCAAAGCGTATGCAGCGACTTCAAGAGGCGCTGCTTGCCGAACGCATAGCAAAGCCTGCTGAGGAAGTAAGCAAGCTCGGCATAAAGAACTACATAGAAGAAACAAACGTCGGACAAGTTGATTATCGTAAGTTCCAGTACAAGGAGAAAATGAAAGTTACCTTGCAGGAACAGAAAGAGGCAAGAGCAGGCTTAGAGGCGTTCAGACGGTGGACGCAGGAAAACGTCCCACAAAACATAGAAACGGAGTGATTTCAAATGAAGAAAATGACAGAAGCAGAGGTTTATAAGCTGCTCGTGCGCATTGGCGTTTCCGCAGGGTATACGGGAATTGACTACATCATCAGAGCCGTGTTTGCTATAAACGCAGGAAAGGTTGATAATCTCGGCGAAATCTACGATATTATCGCCAAAGAAGATAACATAAAGAGCGGCGCTGTCGAGAGAAACATTCGCACCGCTATCAACCGAGCATACGAGCATAGACCCCGTATATTTTCGGAGCTTTTCAGCATTGACAGCAAGCCCACGAACAAGCTTTTTATATACGCCGTAGTCAACTATTTCCGTTATGGCAAAGTAGGCAAAGCATAGGAGCGGTGCTATGTCAGACAAACCATTGCATTATAACTTTGATTGTGCCCTCGAGGGCTGCAAAGAATGTGTATATTTTAATCATATGTGTTGTGAGGATTGTTATTATGACGGCAAGTGCGATTTTTGCGCACACGATAGCGATTACAACCATATGAGCTTTAACAGCATATGTAGCTACTGCTCGTGCGGAGCTGAGAAATAACCGAAAGGAGGGCGGAACAATGCCCGATATGATGATAGTTAAAACCGAGAGGCTGAACGTTAAGCCCTCCGACATTCCCTCTCACGTTGCCGACGGTTTCGCTCGGGCAACGCTGCGGGCAGTAGAGCGTTATTTCTCAGACCCCGCCGTTAAGGTAGAGTATGAAAAGTGGCTTGAAAAGCGGCGAAATGATATTTTATGCGAAGTAAATGAGGAGGAAAACCATGAAAACATATATTGACGCTAAGTCTTTGATCGATGAATTGTCAGCAGCGTGTATGCCAATATACGAAAAGGGCATAACGGGTATTCTGGGTGACAACAGCAGTATTGCTGACATAATCAATGAACAACCTGCCGTAGACGTACAAGAAGTGAAACACGGGCGTTGGGTCTACAAGGAACGAACGAAAGTCGTGAACACGGACAATGTCGGCATACTGGAAGGCTATCGCACTATTACCGAAGAAAACATAGACAAAGCAACTATAATTTTAAAAAAACGCATAACGGTCAAAGTACCCTTTTGCTCGTTGTGCGGCGAACACGGAGACAACGAGGGCGACGCAACGCCGTATTGCCCTTGCTGCGGTGCGAGAATGGACAGCGAAAAGCAATATAAGAAACAAGAAACGGAGTGATTTCAATGTCTGAAAATATAGGCAACTATATAAAGTCGTCGTATTCATTTAGAGAAATCAATACATACACTAGGGAGCTATCGCTTGAAACAAAAGAACGAATAGCCGTTGAAGTAATAAAGCGAGCGTTGAGGCTCTGCCGGCACAAAGCAGCAATCGCATTTTCGGGCGGAAAAGATAGTGAGGTTGTCGCCGATCTTATCGAGAGATATTTTCCCGACGAGTTCAAAACAGTACATTGCATTTTCGGCAACACGGGCATTGAATTTCCCGAAAGTCTGAAATTTGCACGAAAATATGGGCGTGAACATTTCTCCGATAGATTTCACGAAACGAAATTATCACAACTCGAAGAAGATGAATTGCGTTATCATTTCGCACGTGAACTCGTTGAGGAGCTTGAACGGGAGAACTCACTCGAAGAGATTTTAAAGCCCGACGGCAAGCTAAAAGGTCAAAAGGCATTGATAGCTGCCGCCAAGAAACGAGATTATGTGCTAGATCACAGTAATTGCTTTTTCGCAGGACAAAAAAAGACGTTCGCTTATTGTATAGAACAATACGGCGCACCGTTGCTCGGCAAGGCAGCAAGCAGGCTTGACGCCCACAGAATTAACATAGAATGTTTCTTGAAATACTCAAAAACATTATCAGAAAAAGACGAATTAAAAGAGTATTACGGCATTCTCAGTCAATGCAAGTTTTCACAACATTGCTGCAAGTTACTAAAAAAAGAGCCGTCCGAACGCCTGCAAGCCGAATTAGGTGTTGACGTTATATTTAAAGGCCTTATGGCGTCTGAAAGCCATTCAAGGCTTACAAGCATAGCGATACGTGGACATATTTTCGCAAGTCACAGACCACACATTAAAGACGGCGCATTTTACCACGTCAACCCGCTTGCGTTTTGGACTGATGATGATGTGTGGGAATACATACGCAAGTATGATCTTGAATATTCTCCGCTCTACGATATTGAATACACAGACGCCGACGGAAACAAGCAGCATATAAAGCGCAACGGCTGTATTATGTGCGGCACAGATATTCAGTATAAGGATAATCACTTATCTATTTTACGGCAAACGCACCCTAAAGCCTGGAAAGTTTGTATGGAAAGTTTCGGTTATCGAGAGGAATTGTATAAGCTATTTCGACTTAAACGGAATGTAAACATCTTTGAAAGCTTCACAGACGAGGGCACAAGTTCTCGTATGATAGAAAAATTCGGCAGTACAAAGGCGTTACTAGACGCAAGACCGTGTGCATTTGATGAATTTGGCGAGCTCGTCGATTTGACGGGCACGGATCTTGAAAAAGAATACGACGCAGAAATAGCTATACAAAATGACGGTCAATTTAAGTGGATATAGGCAGGGTGAACACAATGAATGATACAAAGCTTAAGGAAATCGAAGAACAGCTCGAAACGATATACGACGAACTGACAATATTCAAAGGGCGTTATATCGACGAAGATAACGAGGACAACATAGACGAAGCACTCAGCGGCATTCAACAGGCAATAGACGCTGTAAGCTGTTTAAGGAGTGAGCTTTGAGTAGCAACGGTAAGCGCAAGGAGCTGACTTGCAAGGATTGTAAGCATTGCTTTAAGTGCATTGAATGGAGCAGGCTTTACCCGTGCAGGGAGTTTGCATTATATAAGCCTGGTAACAGAGAAACGGAGAGATTTCACAATGAAAAGAATAACAATCGAAATTCCCGACAGTAAATACGCAAAACTTACGGCGGACGCAGAAAAGCTTATAGCCGTAAAATCAAAGATGTGCCGCTTAGCGGGCGTTGAGTGCCCGAAATACAAAGCGGCGAACATCGTCAAGGAGGCGGCAGAGTTCGGAGCTGTTGAATATGTATCAAATTACATAGAAAACATATCATCTACACTCTCGAAGAAAATTAACCTTCTCGAAAATCATATTGACGGAGAAGCCGAGATAATAGTGCGGGACGCTGCCTCACCTATCAAGCGAATTGTAGCGGCGCTATCCTGCGACAACGAACAGGAGGCTAATTGATTATGATTAAAAAGTGGACTGCCGCCGAGGACAAGCAGGCATTAAAACTCGCAGACAGCGGAAAGAGCCTAGCTGACATCGCCTCGGCTCTTGGAAGAACGGAAAACTCTATTAGAAATAGACTTTACGAACTCAGAAAAGGCAAGAGAGGCTCTGAGAGCCGCCCGTTCCACGTTGTTATTAAGCTTACTGCCGAGCAGTACAGCGAATTGCTCCACGGTGCAGAAACCGCAAAAGAGAACGAGCGCCTCGTCGAGCGTCAAAGATTAACCTATGAGGACTATTGCAGCCTTTACGCCGTATGTCAAAAGCTTTTGAAACAGTACAAAAATCACAGAAACACAAAAGCAGGCTTTGAAGAACTTGAAAGAGAAATGGAGCTGAGAATGCCGTGCCCGTTCTGATTACTATACTGCTAGTCATTGTTGCAATCGTGCTTGCTCTTATCTGCTTTGCGCTCTGCATATGTTCGAGTAAGTTTGAACGCCGATTAGAGCGGCACAAGAAAGAATGGGAGGAGCAGCACTATGACTAGCGAAGAAGCAAAACAAGCGTTTATAAAGCAATGCCCTGTAATTGATCGTAGCTATTCGGCAAGATCAGATGTTCATTATAAATGTATATCGGCATTGATTTATAGAATAATCAACGGCAAGCCCGCTCTTTACGTTGAGCTTGCCGACAAGAATACAAGCAGCGTAACGATAACAAAACCCGATACCGTAAGAGAGGAGATTTTATGAAAACGAAAGTTGTTCCAATGAGGGAATATCCACAAGAGATTGAAGAAACAGTTCAGAAAATCAACAAATGCCTTAATATATCTCTTTTCGATTGGCAGATAGGCTACATTTTTTACAATAAGCCATTGCCAAAGGAAATATCTTTTGCTAGGCGTGCAGGGAAAACACTTGCAGCCGCTCTAAGAATGTGCGTTAGTAAGGCAGAACCGATTTACTTAAGGCGGCGAGATATTGCTCTAGAAGGCACGGAAACGTACAGGGTGTTGTCTTATTTCGCCGATGAAGATGTAGCGAATAAGTGCAGAATGGACATTTTCTACGTAACAGCTAAGGAGGTTTACTTCTCTCTGAAAAATATAAAGGGCATAGAACTGCGTGAAATAATATTTGCATAGGAGGAATTACAATGAATGAGATCAAACTAAGACCCGGTGAGGAGTTCGTATATAATGGTATACGTTTTATATGCCTCGATATTATCGGCGGCAACTATCTAGCAATAACGGCCGATTGTTGGTGTGAAAAACGTTTCAACGATAATTACAATGACGGTTGTAACAACTGGAAAACGTCAACGCTCCGTCGCTTTCTCAATGAAGATGTGCTAGAGGAGCATTTCGACGCAAAACACCTTATAAAACAGACATCAAACCTTACTGCGGACAACGGCGACAAGGCTTACGGAACGTGCGAGGACTATATAACGCTCCTTTCCTGCGAGCAGTACCGCAAGTATAGAGACTATGTACCGCTGTTTGAAGAATGTATGTGGACGCTCACTCCTTGGAGGTGCGACCCCGGCAGCGCTAGCGACGTGCGTTACGTCCTCCCGACAGGAGCTATCGTCGACGACAATGCGTACAACAGTCTCGCTCGCCCCGGTTTGTCTATTTAATTCTAATAATCTCACATTGCGCCGACAGGCGCAGCTTATACCCGCTGAATAATTTTCCATAATAGAGCGACTGTCTGTCGAAATCAAAGGCAGTCGCTTTTGTGCCCTTTATATATAGTATAAAAAACAAATCGCTCGGTCTGAGCGTTGCAGGGCTTGTAATGGATATTATCTTTATGCACAAAAAAATAAATCTGTTGTGTCTATGGAGAAAGCGGAGGGCGAGGGGGATTGTAAGGGGGAGAGGGAGGAGCTTTCTCTTTAAGGCGGCTAACAAGCCGCCGCTCTTTATCCCCTCTCCCCCTTACCTACACTAAGCGATAGGAGGAATATATATGCGATGTCTGTACAGAGAGAAAAAATATATATGCGGAGAATATATTGACGTAGATATATATCCCGTGTTCTCGACTTCTCGAGGAGGCCGAGGAAAGAAAGCAAAATGTTCATCTGCGGCGCAAGAGAGGCTTAATCAGCATAACCGTGAAAAGAAATTCTCACGGCTTGTTATGACGAACTTCACTAGCTCCGATCTCTGCATACACTTGACCTACAACGGGGATCATTTGCCCGGGAATGATGAAGCGGTCAAGAAACAATTTCGTAATTTCATTGCCCGTCTTAAGCGCTATCGAAAAAAGCACGGCTTGCCGTCGCTGAAATATATGTCGGTAACAGAAAGGGGAAGCAGAAACGGCCGCTATCATCATCATACGATCGTTAATTGTGGTGATATGCCTGCTCCGGTGCTTGTAGAGCTATGGGGGCAAGGCTATGTTGACATTAAGGTTTTGCAATTCGATCAATGCGGCGTTGAGGGGCTATCTCGTTATTTTTGCAAAGGCAGAAAGAAAAAAGCCGCTACGGACGAGGATATAGGAGAAACTATCGGTTACTCCTGGACGTGTTCCCGAAATCTCGACAAACCGATAGAGAGCAAAAGGGACGGGCGCTTGTCCGCTCGAAAAGTGAAAGAGCTTAGTTCGTTCGGAGAATACGACGGAAATTTAGAATACGAAAAGCTCTATCCAGGATATGAATTTTCGCAAGCGAAGCCGTTTTACAATGACATTAACGGCGGATTTTACATATCATTGCGAATGCGCAAAATCACAAACAGAAAGCTAACAAAGAAAATAAGGGGTGAATGATATGAATTATTTTAAGTCAGCCGAACAGTTGCTCGGGTCTATTCCTGCGCTTAACGCAGCGATAGAAAATATCAATGGCCGAGCGAGCCATATCGCACAGGCAAGCACTAAGCCTAAGTATAGCAACGTTAAATCTATCGAACAGTATCTCGAATGTGGGCTCGAGGAAATAGAGCTTAAGCGTTGCTTACAGAGGACGAAGAACCTCATATCTGACATAGAGCGTGTATTGTCGCAGCTCGACGACGAAGAACAAGAGATACTCCGTCTTTGGTATGTTGATAAAAAGCCGAAAGAACAGATACTCGCAGCAATGCACATAGAGTCTTTATCGACCCTTTACAGCCTGCGCAACAAAGCAGTTGCTGACTTTGCACTCAGATACTACGGCGCACCTACGTTGATGTCTATATAGCCGAAAATATTCCGTATGGAAATAATTAAATAATCGCCGTATAATCGTAGTATGGAAACGTGCAGCAATGCACAAGGGTATAGAGCATATTAAGATAAGCGAGGGGTGGGACGCACAATATGCGAGAATTTGCAAAAGATTTTTATAACTCAAAGCCGTGGCGTGAACTGCGAGCTTATGTGTATAAGCGTGATTGCGGCTTATGCGTAAGGTGTGGGGCTCCTGGCGAGATCGTACACCACAAGATACATTTAACGCCTAAGAATATCAATAATCCCTCTATTGCACTAAACGGAGATAACCTCGAACTGCTATGTAGAAATTGTCACGCAATAGAACACGAGGGCACTCTAGCAGTAGATCGAGAGCTTATGTTTGACGTAAACGGAAATTTAGTCAAGAGGTGCAGCAATGAAAGTGCAGGACATAACGATATATGCAACAACAGGAGCAGCGATTGAATATACGGTCATTGCTCACAATGGCATAGAGTTCGAGGACGAGCTATGTGCCGCACTCGAGGAGGGCTGCGTGCTACTCGACACAGTTGACGGAAACAAAGTGATTATCAATCCGCTGACGGCAGTTGCGGTAGAAATTGCCGCCGTGCGTGAGGTCTAAACGGAAGTTTTTTTCTCAAAAACACACCCCCGGGTGCAAAATCGTGAGGTTTATTTTTGAGAACCGCGTATAAGTCCTTTTTGAGCCTCCACGGGTGCATATAGACCCCCCTACTCAAACAGAAAGGAGCTGATTTTAAGGTGAATGAGGACGTATTTAAAATAAGAAGAAAAGAGTTAAACAAACTTAAGAATATGTATAAAAATATGCCGAAAGATAAGCTTAAAATCAACGAGGACTTGATGAAAAGGGCTGTTTTTATGCAAGAAAAACTAGCAGAAATGGAGCAGCGCATAGACAGCGACGGGCTGCTTGTAACTATGCCGCAGGGGAATTATAGCATAGATCGTGCACACCCATTGATTTCTCAGTACAATGCTATGGTTAAGAACTACACGACAATCATTAAGCAGCTCAACGAGGTAGTGCCAGCTGCTGACGCCGACAAAGCAGGCGAGGCGCTGTTGCAGTTCGCCATTAAGAAGCCGAAAGGGAAGCAGCAGGCTTGAACTATATCCGTGAATATGTCGAGCTGATTAAACGAGGCAAAATAAAAACCTCCGCACGAGTGCGGAAAGTTTATACACGGCTGCTTAAAGAAATAGATCGTCCGCCGAAGAACTTCAAGTATTATTTTGACGAAGAAACAGGCGAACGTCCTATTAGTTTTATAGAAACTTTCTGCAAGCAATCGCAAGGCGACCTCGGAGCGCCGCTCGAGCTTGAACTCTTTCAACGGGCTTACATTCAAGCTCTTTTTGGTTTTCTCGACAAAGAAACAGGTTATCGCCGTTTTCGAGAAACGATGTTCCTTGTCGGCAGAAAAAACGGCAAAACAACGCTTATGGCAGGCATTGCATTATACTTACTCGTCGCTGACTATGAGGGTGCAGCCGAGATATACTCAGTAGCGACTAAGAAAGACCAAGCTCGCAAAGCACTTACGGAAGCTGTTAATATGATTAAGCAATCGCCCGAGCTCAGAGCTGTTATAAAAAAACGCCGCAATGATGTATACTTTGCGGCGACAAGCTCTAAATTTGAAGCGCTTGCCTCTGACAGTAACACCCTTGACGGTCTTAACTCGCACGGGGTAATCATTGACGAGCTGCACGCTATTCGAGATAGAAACTTGTACGAAGTTATGAAGCAATCAACATCTTCACGCCGTCAACCGCTCATTGTGATGATTACAACAGCGGGAACGGTGCGTGAATGTATTTTCGACGATATGTACGAGTACGCCTGTCGAGTAGCTGACGGCGAAGAAGTAGACGAAGCATTTTTGCCCATTCTCTACGAGTTGGACGAACGCTCGGAATGGCTTGACCCGAAAATGTGGATTAAAGCTAATCCAGGGCTCGGCAAGATCAAGCAAGTTGAAACGCTGAGATCATTCGTCGAGCGAGCCAAGAAAAACCCTGCTGACAGAGCAGGCGTTCTCTGCAAGGACTTTAACGTGCGAGAGAACGACAGTACGGCGTGGCTGCCTTTCGACGTAATCAACAACGAGGCTACATTTGACCTTGCGGACGTTTACGACACATACGCTATCGGCGGTTGTGACCTATCATCAACGACCGACCTCACTTGCGCTACGTTGCTTATCCGCAAACCGAACGATAAGACAGTATATGTGTTGCAACATTACTTTTTGCCACAAGCCCGAATTGATGAGCTTGCCGACAAAAAGCAACGCAGTGGCGGTCATAGTAACGATGAAGCTCCTTATAAGCTATGGGCTGAAAGAGGACTGCTCACCGCCTGTCAAGGTGCTCGTGTCAATTATAGTGATGTTACAGCGTGGTTTGTACAAATGCGTGAGCAATATAAGATTGATTGTTGGAAATGCGGCTACGACCGGGCGCTTGCCGGCTACTGGGTGGACGAAATGACCGCTAACGGTTTCACAATGGATAAAGTAATTCAAGGAACTTATACATTTTCTCAGCCTATGCGAGAACTCGGAGCGGCGCTGCAAGACAAGCTTGTGAATTATAATAACAATCCCGTGCTTAAGTGGTGTCTATCTAACACGGGTAAGAAAGAGCAAGGGCTTAATAACATAATGCCCGTTAAGATTTCCGAAAAGCGAAGAATAGACGGTATGGTATCTCTACTTAATGCCTGGGTGGTATATGTCAGAGATTACGAAGATTATATGTACAACGTAGGGTAGGTGATTTGAAATGCGAAAACGAGGGCTTTTTGAAACAATTTTCGGCAAAAACAAAAATGCTAATACGTCCGAACAATTTCGCTTGCTGAATACCTATCAGACGTTATTTGCGCCGTTTTCGGGAAACGCATATGACATAAATACAGTTCGTGCCGCCGTTGACGCTTTCGCACGCAGATGTGCGGACGTAAGGCCTCGGCACATACGACGAGGCGAGGGCAAGTTTGCAGATGTTGCTAATAGTCGATATAATAGCTTGCTACAATTCCGACCTAACCCATATACGACGGCGTATAAATTCTATTACCGGCTCGCCACACAATACAAGATATACAATAATGCGTTTGTATATCCTGTATGGAATGCAGCAACAGGCGCCCTCGAGGCGCTGTATAACGTAAACGCAAGCTCTATTGAGCTTATAAACGTCAGCGGCGAACTTTGCTGCAAAATGACGTTTGCGACGGGCAATGTATATACTTTGCCGTATACCGATCTTATTCATATCGGCAGGAATTTCAACGATAACGATATTTTCGGCGATAGTAATAAGCCTATTACCGCCGTACTTGCAACAGCAAATACGTTTAATCAATCTATGGGGAAAATGGCCGAGCTAGTCAGCGTTGTGCGTGGCATTCTGAAAGTGCAGTCAACCACAAAGACAGACGATCTCAACCGCCGCCGTGATGATTTTATCCGTGATAATCTTAAAATGGACAATAACGGAGCGGGCGTTATCGTTACTGACAACAAATACGAATACACGCCTATCACGGACAAGCAAACACCTATCCCGACAGGTCAGCTTGCATACATTAAATCCGAAATATACGATTATTTCGGCGTATCGGAAGAAATCGTACAAAACAAGGAAACACCCGAGCAGGCGTCGTCTTTCTACAACGGTGAGATAGCGCCATTCTACGCACAGCTATCACAGGCTTTCACAAATGGTCTGTTTTCAGCTCGTGAAATGGGTTACGGAAACGAGATTATCTTCGAGGGAAACTCCCTTCAAAACGAGAAGCTCTCCGATAAAACGACCGCTTTGAAGTTTCTCGCTGACATAGGAGCTATCACAGTTGATAATGTACTTTTAGCTTATAATATGTCGCCGCTAGGTGGAGAAGAGGGCGCTCGTCGTGTGCAAACGCTGAATATGGTTAATGCAGACAGAGCCGACGAATATCAGCTCGGAGATAGTTCAGACAATCAACCGCCGCAAGAGGGCGGAGAAGAGGAGGAATAACAATGCCATTCAAACCAGGAGAACGAGAGTATAGAGTTTTCTCGTCCGTCGCGGCCATTCCGTCTAGCGACGAGAATACGCCTGCGTACCAGGTCAAAGGACGTGCCGTTGTATTTGATAGCCCTACGTGTCTTGCAGAATTTGAGGGCGTCAAGTATTTCGAGATAATCGACCGCAACGCATTCATAGGGTGCGATACATCAGACGTGATTATGAATTATAACCACGGCGGAAAGGTAGTCGCTCGCCTTAGAAATCATACACTTAAGCTTGACTTTAACTCTGAGGGCGTAGACGTGATCGCCGATTTATCGGGAACGGACGAGGGGCGCAAGCTATGGGAAGAAATCAGAGGAGGATATATTGACAAGATGTCTTTTGCTTTCACGGTAGCGGACGACGGCGAGGAGTACGACGCCGAAACTCATACCAGGAGAGTTACTAAGATAAGAAAGCTATATGATGTCTCAGCGGTGGATATGCCGGCATATGAGCAGACGTCGATTTCTGCGAGGAAATCTTTCGAGACGGAGCGGCAGAAAGATTTTGAAAAACTGGAGCAGGAACGCCGCAGAAAAGTAGCAATAGCAATGACTTATATTTAAGAGGAGGAAAAACAATGTTTGAAAAAAGGAAGAGCGAAATCAACCGCCGCAAAGCAGAAATAAGAGAACTGCTTGAAAAAGGCGTTGACGCAGACGGAAACGCAATCAACATCGATAATATCACGGAGGAACTGAGGCAGCTCAACGCCGAGCTTTCAGACCTTGACCGCAGGGCGGCAGCACTCGGCGAGGCAAGCGAAACATCAAGCTCAATCCCTAATCCGTTCGCAGAGCAGCGCAACGAAGGACACGAGACAGAGAGTTCTGAGCCTAGGGCCGTATTAGCCACGCCGGAATATAAATCAGCGTTCGCTAAGACGTTGCTTAATCGCTCTCTGACTGAAAAAGAAAGTAGAGCACTTGACACGGCGCTAACCACTACCGCAACAACATTCGTTGCGCCGAGCGGCTCGGTTGACGGCGTAAATAATGGTGGACTTTTTATTCCAACCGATATGAACCTTTCGTTGCTCGAACATATCGGGCTTGTATCGCCTATTTTCCGTGATGTGTCTAAGACTGCTGTTCCTGGACTTACAAAGTTCCCATATCGTTCAACGATCACAAAGCCTAAGAATGTAAAGGAAAATGCTAAGACACCCGAAACGTCAATCGAATGGAAAGACCTTACGCTGTCTATTTCCGAGATTGCGGCAACTATCCCTGTTTCGTGGAGACTTGAAGCAATGGCTGTCAAGGAATTTATCTCATATCTTATGGGCGAACTCACGGAACAAATGGAAGATAAGAGCGTTACCGAAACTATCTACGGAACAGGCTCAACAGACGATCAGCTCAGCGGTATATCAAAAGACGCTGTTAAGTACGAATACGAGGGAACGGCTCTCGACGCTATCGGCGTAGCTCTCGGCAAGTTCAAGAGCAAAAAGCACCTCGTAGGCGCTAAGATATACGTTTCAAACACTATCATCAACGATATATCGTTCACTAAGGACGCAAATGGAAACTACATCTACACGCCTATCAACGGAGCAGGCATTAAAAGCATTGCTACATATCCTGTCGAGGCTGACCCGTACCTTAATGACGGTGACTTCATCATAGGAAACCTCAGCAGATACTACAAGATGAATGAGCACGAGCGCATTTCTATCACCCGTGACGTGAGCGGTGCTAAGCGCCGCAACGATTACACCGCCTACGGCATATGGAGCGGAGCATTACAGCCCGAAACCGTTGTATACGGCGTGAAGAAAGCGAAGTAGCCTAAAAGGAGTGCTGCATAATGAAAGACAATATATCGGAACAATATGTGATTGCGTTCAGAGCGGCGCTCCGTATCAATCATACTCGCCTTGATGATGAGATCAAAGACATTATATCAGCCGCTCGAGCTGATTTACAGCTCGAGGGCATAAGGCGTGATAAAGTATGTGATGAAGATGACCCGCTTATTAAGCGGGCTATCTCCGCATATGTGAAAGCCGAGTTCGGACTTGATAATGCCGACGCTCCTAAGTATCGTGAAAGTTATGAAATGCTTAAACGCAAGCTTACGCTGAGCGACGAGTATCTTGAAACTAGGGAGGAATAGCTATGCTATGGCGTGATATAGGCTATCTTTGTAAAGCTGTCAAAAAGCTCGACGCTATGAGGCGACCGACCAAAACCGAGTATGAAAAGCGTGAAATCTTCTGCAATGAAAAAGGCATAAAGCGCAATGAGTTCTACCAGGCTCAGACGGCAGGATATAAGCCCGAGCTTTGCGTAGAAATAAAAGCCTCTGAGTATCACAAAGAGGAATATTTCGAGTACGGCGGCGATATGTACCGCATATTGCGTTCGTACCCTACAAAAGCCGAAAACCTTGAAATCATATGCACAGCGTTGGTAAATGAAAATGTCTAAGAAATCAGAAGTTGTATTCGTTGATACATCGCCCGAAGTCAAGAAAGTAATGGCGGGACTTGCGAAATCTGCGTTAAGAGCTAGCGGTAAAGTTGTAAGAAAACATATTCGTGATGATGTACCGCTTAGAACTAAGCGAATTAAAAATCATATAGCATCGTGGGTATTCATCGACCGCAAGACGGGGCAGCCGCAAATGCAGATAGGTTTCTACGGCTGGCAGAAAGTCAAGAAGCGAGGCAAGCAGCCCTCGCATTCGTCGCCGTGGTGGATTGAAGAGGGAACAAAACCGCACCTTATACATTCGAGCAAGACAATGTACGATAAGAGTACAGCTACGAAGTACGGACACAACGTAAATCACCCTGGACAAGCAGCAACGCACGTTCTTAGAAATTCTGTATACAACAATATTTCCGAGATACGAGCAGCGCAAGAGGAGTATTTGAAACTGCTTTCGGAAGAAATCGAAAAAGCAAAATCAAAAATCGACGATAAAGACTATGAGGAGGACGACTAAATGTCGGTGTTGTCAAAAAGCTTATTTACGAGCATAGTCGGTATGTTCAATGAGATCATACCCGCATACTTTGAGGACGCCGCACAAGACAACGAGCCTATATACTGCGTAATCAATTCGCCTATACGAACAGGTATCACAGACGAGGACGCAGAACTCATAGCCTTTTATGTCGATGTGTACGGAAACGATAAGCTCTTTGACAATGGAGAAGATATAATCGACGTGTGTGATAACTTGCGAAATATGCTTAATAAGTCAATTATCAAAGCGCCGCAACTAAGCGGGCATTTAAACTTTGAAAAAGAAACGCCGCTGCAAGAGGCGGAGTTTGACATTAATCATCGCCGCCAAGAATGGACGGCAAGAGTATTTTATTACAATAAGGAGGGCGACTAAATGTCAATAGTGAAAAACCTCACAAAAAAAGAAATCGAAAAAATACAGATCGACGAGGGCGTTATAGTCCTTGACTACGGCGAAACCACTGAAAGACCGCTTGCGCCGTGTCGTGGCGGCGGTGAGTTCACGGCGACGGCAACTCTCAGAGATATTGAGTTTGACGGCAGAAACGGCAAGACAGCAGGCTTACAGCCTATCGAAGAACAGGCGGCTAGCCTTAAAGTGACTACTATCTGTATGTCACAGGAGAACTTAAAGCTAGCTATGCCATTCGCACGAATTGAGGGTGACGGCAAAACAATAAAAAATCCGAAAATGGGCGTACCCGAAAGCAGCGACTATCTCAAAAATGTAACGATGTTCTGTCGCACTCTTGACGGCGAGTATAAGAAAATTGTGGTGTATAACGCTATGCACGAGGGTGGCATATCGGCAAAGGCAGTTCAGAAAGCCGAGGGTGAGCTTGCACTCGAATTTGCGGCGCACTACACCGTTGACGATCTTGACGGCGATCTCTGGCAGATAACAGACGTAAGCGAGTTCACAATGCGCAAAGCAGCCGAAGCCTCGCACGCATAAGAACGGAGGAATAAACAATGCTCAATATAAAGTCAATGGCAATTTTGCTCAAAATCACAGCTAAGCTCGACATTAAGCCTGTTATCGACAAGCTTAAGAACCTTGATATATTCGCAGAGGCTAAGTCCCCGGACGAGGCTATGAAACAGCTCACAAAAGAAAAGGCAGCTATAGTAGGTGCAGAAATGTTCGCCGCAATACTGCCTCAGCTCGACAGTGTATCAGATTTTCTCGCTGAGTTCGTAGCGGCTTATAAGGGCGTAAGCGTCGAAGAAGCTGAAAAGCTTGACGCTATCGAGGTAATCAAAGAGCTTATAGGTGATAGCGGCGTTCTGAATTTTTTCAGCTCTGCTCTACGAAAGAAAGTAGAGCTGAGACACTAATACTGCTCAATAAGTATTATTGCTTTGACCTAATAGCAGACTTACCGCTCTCAGAGCTTGAAAGCCTTATAGCAGCCGCTCGGCGTAAAGAGGAACAGGCGGCGAAAGCAGACATAGAAAAAAGGTTGTTTCCGTTGTGGCTAGCCAATGACGCAGTAAGTAAGCTTAAAGGCGCTGATAGTCCTATAAGCTATCAAGAATTTTTGAATAAAACAATAGGTGCAGAACGCACGGAGCGACGCCAATACGCACCCGAGCCCTCAACACATAAGAAAACAGGGCAAGAGATCATAGACGAGTTTATGCCGATAATCGAGGCAGACAGGGGGCGTTAATCAGCGTGGCAAGCATATTCTCTCTTTTCGGTGAAATCTTCATTGACAACAAGAAAGCTAACGAAGAAATAGACAAGACAACACAAAAAGGTGAGAGTGCAGGGTCAAAAATCGGAAAGGCATTCGGAACGATCGGCAAGGCCGCTGTCACAATGGGAACGGCAACTATCGCAGGAGCAACGGCTCTCGGCGGTTCAGCTTATAAAATGGCTATGTCAACAGCCGAACAGGCGGACTACATAGACAAGCTCTCAGAAAGAACAGGGATAAACCGAGAAGAACTGCAAAGGTGGAAACACGCAGCCGATCAAAGCGGTGCTAGTGTAGATAGTTTCAAAAATGGTATCAAGAAAATGACTGATACCATAGATAGCGCTAATCAAGGCTCGGCTACTGCTCAGACTGCATTAGAACGTCTAGGACTGTCTCTTGACGACCTTAACGGAATGACAACAGAGCAGCAATTCGACGCCATAACAGCGGCATTAGCTGATATGGAAGAGGGCGCAGAGCGAAACGCTATCGGAAATGACCTACTAGGCAAAACGTACACGGAAATGCTGCCTCTGCTTAATGCAGGCTCAGACGGTATTAAGGACTTAAAACAAGAAGCCGACGATTTAGGCATAGTAATGTCCGAAGATACAGTTAAGGCGGGTGTTAAGCTCGGTGATACCATAGCTAACGTTAAAGACGCACTCAACGGGTTTAAAAATCAAATAGGAGCGGCGGCAATTCCTATAATACAGAAATTCGCCGATATGCTTATAGCGGGCTTGCCGAAGGTACAATCTCTCGTAGAACAGCTTGTTCCTGTTGTTACAGAAGTATTTGATAGTGCTATACCGCCCTTATTTGAACTGGCGAAAACAATCTTTCCGATTCTATTAACTGCGATACAAACGCTATTGCCTCCACTACAAAGCATTATACAAGCCGTTCTGCCTGTTTTCGTAACGTTCATTCAACAGCTTGTGCCACCATTGCTTGAAGTTGCACAAACTGTCCTGCCGTCGGTGGTATCGCTGATAACGGACGTTATACCGATATTCATGCAGATACTTGAAACTATACTGCCGGTACTTATAGAGCTTTTACAAGCTATTCTGCCGACAGCAATACAAATAGTTGAAACAATTCTGCCTGTAATTCTACAAGTTGCGCAGTCACTCTTGCCGATATTAGTTCAAATTGTAGACACAGTAATGCCGCTGTTGATTGAGCTCATTAACGCTATATTGCCGCTTGCAATGCAGATTATAGAGGCTATATTGCCTGTATTATTGCAGTTATTTGACGCTCTTATGCCGTTTATTCAATCGGTGGTAGACAATATATTGCCCGTACTGATAGAGCTTATAAACTCAGTATTGCCGCTTGTTACAGAGATAATAAACGCTATACTGCCTGTACTTATCGACTTACTTAACACGTTACTGCCTGCATTGCAGCCGTTGCTTGACTTGCTCGTAACTATCCTTGAACCGATCACAACGCTTCTTGAAAGCTTGTTGCCGCCGCTTATGGACGTTATCAAGTATTTGTTCGAGGCACTATTACCTCCTCTTGAGGCGGCTTTCAAAGCGGTATCAAGCACTATCAGTGACCGATTTAAGGGCGCATTTGAAAGTATTAAAACAGTATTCAATAGTGCCAAGGAGATTTTTAATAGCATTATTGATTTCGTCAAGAATGTTTTTACTGGAAATTGGCGTGGTGCATGGCAAAACATTGTAGACATATTCGGCAACATTTTTTCGGGTATTGGAGAACTCTTCAAAGCTCCGATAAACTGGATCATAGACGGTATAAACGGCTTTATAAATGGTATCAACTCGCTAGAGATACCCGACTGGGTGCCGGGTGTCGGTGGATATAGCCTTAATATTCCTAATATATCAAGGCTGCGAATAGGTCTTGACTATGTGCCGTATGATGAATACCCTGCGCTGCTGCACAAGGGCGAACAGGTACTCACAGCCTCAGAGCGTGAAGAATACCAGGAGCGGAAAAGCTCTACCGCTCAAACAGAAAGTAAACCGCAAGTAAATGTTAATGTTTCTGTCAATATTGAGAACATCGAGAATAAGACAGAAAAGGATATAGACGAATTTATAGAGTATATCCTACAACAAATAGAAGAAATAATTAAAAGAAAGGGAGCTGTTTTCGGTTGAGTGTAAAATTACCGTTTTTATATTTCAAGGGAAAGAGCTCCCTTGATTTTAGCTTAATAATCAAAAGCAAAGGCTCATACAATGCGCCTGCAAGAGATGTGACGTTTACAAGTGTTCCAGGACGAAACGGCGACCTTATTCAAGACAACGGTCGCTATCTTAATGTAACAATCCCCTATGAACTATGTTTGGTTAAGCGTGACGCAAGGGGCTTTGACGAGCTCGTGAGTGAGGTCAAGAACTGGCTGCTCTCTGATAGCAGGTACGCTCAGCTTTGGGATAGCTACGATGTAAGATATTTTAGATATGGCGCATATAGCGGTGGTGTAGACATTAAAGAGGAGCTACGAAATTACGGAGAATGTTCTATAAGTTTTAACTGCAAGCCGTATCGCTATTCATTCGAGGGTCAAACTGCTGTCGAAATACCAAGCGGCGGCGCAACGCTAGAAAATGCGGAAATGCTCGCCGCAAAGCCATATATCAAGATATACGGCAGCGGTAATATTTCATTGCATATAAACTCAGACACATTCACCTTTGAAAATGTGTCCGACTACATCGAAATAGACAGCGAAACAATGAACGCATACAAGGGTCATAGTTTGCAAAACAACGTAATGAGCGGTGACGGTTTCCCGATACTTTCTCCAGGTACTAACGCTATAAGCTTTACTGGCTCAGTAACAAAAGCCGAAATCGTGCCAAGGTGGTGTACGTTATGATACCTATTATATATGATAAATCAGAGGAAAATTTCACAAGAAACGGCATAGGTTTTCTTACCGACGTTATATCGTGCGAAGTCACCGAAGAAAGAAACGGCTCGTATGAGCTGTCAATCAGCTATCCTATAACGGGCAATATATATGCGTACATAAACGAGGGCAACATCATCAAATGTAAGGCTAATGACACAAGCGACCCTCAGTTGTTCCGTATATATAGTTGCTCAAAGCCACTTAACGGCATTGTATCAATTAAAGCAGAGCATATAAGCTACGATCTCAACGGCATACCGATTGCAGAGCTTAAGCTTAAATCGGCTACCGCTCAAATGGCTATCACAAAAGCTATATCTGACGGTGCTTTCGAGAGCAAGTTTAAAGCATTAAGCGATATAGCGACGCTCAATACTATTGACCTTTCCGAGCCGTGTTCAATCAGAGCTGCCCTCGGGGGTCAACAAGGCTCGGTGCTTGATATATGGGGCGGCGAGTACGAGTTTGATAATTACGTTATAAAGCTACACTCACATAGAGGCTCAGACACGGGCGTAACGATCGAGTACGGCAAGAACTTAACTGACATTAAGCAAGATAAAAATATAACAGCAACGTATACTCACATAATGCCATATGCTACTTACACAGAGCAGAAAGACGACGGCAACGGTAAAACTACATCAGAGGACAAATTTGTATATCTCAAAGACAAAGTATTGCCGATCAATGAGGCGGCGGAACTCGGACATAAAAAGGCGTATATCATAAATCTTTCCGATCAATTTTCAGCGGGCGACGAGATAACACCGGCAACACTCCGCACAAAAGCGGAAACGTATTTGAAAGCACACACAAGCCTCGGAGTTCCGAGCGTAAGCATTACTGCCTCTTTTGTTTCGTTGTGGCAGACTGAGGAATACAAAAATATTGCGCCGCTTGAAAAAGTTAAGCTCTGCGATACTGTAACCGTTAAATTCGCAAAGCTCGGCGTATCAGCAAAAGCCAAGGTAATTAAGACTGTATATGACGTATTAGCCGAGAAATACAAGTCAATCGAGCTCGGTGACGCTAAGAGCAACTTTGCTCAAACTGTCTTAGACCAGAATAAGGCAATAGCGGGAATTACTACGCTTGTGAAAAAGGGGCTTGCAAATGCGTCAACAGAGCTCAAAGAGGCCATAAAAAATGCGACAAACCTTATAACAGGTAACAGTGGCGGCTATGTAGTTTTACACCCTGCGGAAAGCCCGCAGGAAATACTTATACTTGATAGCCCCGACATTGAAAGCGCCGTCCGTGTTTGGCGCTGGAACTCAGCGGGCTTAGGCTACTCAAAAAACGGGTATAACGGCGATTATGGGCTTGCTATAACAATGAACGGCGCAATAGTAGCAGACTTCATAACGGTGGGCACACTTAATGGAGCACTCCTTGCGGCTGATAGCGTACAGGCGAACGCCATATCTCAGAGTTTTAAAAAATCCATTGAGGACAACATAACCGGCGCAAAAGAAAGCGTCGAGCAGGCTTTCAAGCTTGCGGACGAAGAGTTAAAAAGCACGATCACAACGAGCTACACTGACGCCATATCAACGGCTGAAAGCTCACTCAAAACGCTTATAAGTCAAACTGCTGATAGTATTACATTATCCGTAAGCCAAACTCTTGAAAGCTACGCTAAGACAGAGGACGTAACAGCAGCTATCGAAGTATCAGAAAACAATATAACACAAACTGTAAGCACGACATACGCCACGAAAGCTACTGTCAACAATATGCAGTCGACAATGAATACTATGCAATCGTCGATAACGCAGAACTCGCAGAGCATATCTCTTAAGGTGAGCAAGTCTAATCTTGTATCCGAGATAAATCAATCAGCAGGAACGATCAAGCTTACTTCTAACAGGTTTGTTGTTGAAAGCGACAATTTTAAGCTCACCGCCAATGGAACTATAACGGCAAAAAGTGCAACGTTAAACAGTGCAACGATTACAGGATCTCTTACAACCGCAACTACCGATTTAACGTACTTATATGTGCACGGAAATCAGCTTGAATTTTTCAGAGATAATAAACGACTTGCATATATCACCCCTGTTGGGTATAGCAACACTTACTATCAACTTGGAATTATGGCTTCGGGTAATTATCATGGCATAACCCTAGGTGGTGCATATGATAACGGCTGGGAAACATATTATAAGTGCAATATTCAAAGTGCGGCAACTGATATGGATTGCAGGCATTATTTCTATGGCGATATTAAGTTTGGCAACGGAAAAATCAAAAGTTTGCTTAATTTTGATGATAATGTCGGCGTTGCATGGGGAGGGAACACGGGGCTTAGGTACTGGAGCAACAACGCAACATACGGAGCGGGATTATATCTCGGTATTAACGCTAATAGCTGTAACACTTACGTTGTCGGAAACTCAATAACAATGCGGTGTGACACCTGGGTGCAAAATCACAGTCTTTATATTCGGAAAGGTTATCTTGATATCGACGACGGCTGCGGGATATGCTGCACAGGAACGATAGCGTTTAGGTGGGTCAATGGTAATGGCTTATTTGTTGGTATGGACGCTTATAGCCTCAAACTTGTGGGCTCAAACATCTATGCTAACGGCTCGCCCGTTGCCGTAACGTCCGACGAACGAAAAAAAGAAAATATCGTTCCACTTTCCGAACGATATTTAAGCGTTATAAAAAATATAACGCCTGTATCGTTCAATTATACAAGCGATATAGCGTTAAGCGGCAGGACGCACACAGGCTTCACCGCACAGAATGTACTTGAAGCTATGAAAACAGCAGGCATTAGCGCCTCTGAGTTCGCTGCATTCGTTGATGTAGACGGCGACGGGAAAGAATATGCGCTCAGATACGAGGAATTTGTACCGCTGTTGCTAGCATACATTAAAGACCTCGAAAACAGAATAATCAATATCGAAAAGGCGGGATAATATGAAAATCAAGAAATCAAACGCTGAACTCGAGCAGAAGCTAGAGCAGATCAAAACGTTAATCAAGCAGAAAATCGAATTGCCGTCCAAAACATCATACGCTATTATCAAAAATAAAATTGCGATAGAGCGGGCATTAGAGCCGTTCGTTTTATCTCGTGATGAGATCATAAAGAATAAGGCGGGCGGCAAAACAAGTGTATCAGCCAAAGACGACCCGAAAGCATTCAATGAGATATGCGAGGCTATAAACGAAATAGCCTTAGAGCTGTCCGAGGTGGAAATATCAACAATAAAGCTATCTGATATAGCAGAAAGAGAAATGCCTCTTAGCGCTATTGACGCACTTTCTTTTATGATCGAGGAGGGCTAACTTATATGAAAAGTTCAACAAGCATATCGCTTGATGTTTCACGTTCGACAGCTCCGCCGATAGTATTCGCCAAGCAAGGTGACAGCAGCAGCCGCTACGTTAATATTACGATAACAGATAGCGGCAAGCCGTATACGCTTGACAGCGGTATTACAGCACGAATAAGAGCGGTTAAGGCAGATAAGAAAGCAGTATTCAACAACGCTACTATTGAAAATAACGTAATCGTAGCAGAACTCACAGAACAGATACTAGCAGTTGAGGGCTATGTTATCGCTGAAATATCTCTGTACAAAGAAAGCTCACTACTTACAACGCAGTATTTCTATATTGCGGTGCAGCGCTCGGCAGTATCAGACGACGAGATAACGTCTACGAATGAGTATAAGGCGCTTGCTGAGGCTTTGAATGAAGCGAGCAAAGCTGTTGATATAGCCTCAGCTGCCGCAAGCAAGGCGAACTCCGCCGCCGATAATGCAGACACGGTGAGAGAAAGCCTTACAGGAGCGGTCAATACAGTAATAGCTACTGCTAACGCCGCAACTGAGCGGGCTAATAAGGCTGCTGAGAGCGTCGGTGATGTAATCGACGGCATAGCTCTTAAAAATAATGATACTGGAGCAACGTTCGTTGTTAAACTCAGAATAACCGACGGCAAGCCTTATGCCGTATGTGAAACGTTATAAGGAGGGATAATGTGATAACTATATACAAGGCGACAACTTCACTCGCAGACAGAGCGCCTATACTGGAGCTTAGAGGAAAGTCAACCGATACTAAGCCTACGGATATGATATGCGGGTACAAAGTCGGAAACGGCTCGACTTTTTTTGAAATCGACACAGGCGAGGTTTTCGTTTTCGACGGTGAAGCTCTATCCTGGGTAAAGATATAGGAGGCAGCACAAATAATGGACTTAGAAGCAACCGCTATTGCGAGGAAAACCGTAAAATCAGCTAATGCGGCAGCAACAGCCGCAAACGCAGCGGCAGCAGAAGCAGAAAAGGCCGTGAAAGACATTTATCACGACAAGAATTTTTTACTATCAGTAAACAGCGATAAAAGTTTATCGTTGACATATAAAGAAACGGAGGAATAACAATGGCAGAAACAATAGACCTCGTAAGAGACAGCACTATGCAGGGCATAGCTCGTTCGGTAGCTGCGATTGCAGCGAACACGGGCGGTCTTAAAATCAACAGCTTTGCAGACGTGCAGGCTATCGTAAGAGCGGGTATGGCAGACAAGGTGTTTGCTATCGGCGATCAGATCATAGCCGAAAAAGAAACTGCGATAACTGCAACCGTCGGCAACACAGAGGGCACAAGCGGCATTACCGCTGCCACAGTAGCCGCAGACACGTTCATAGCGGCGGTAGGTACATCACACAACGGGGAGTATGAGTTTTCATATAACGGCGCTGAGTGGCATTTCAATGGTGAGCCTGTACAGCTTTCAGCGTATGGTATCACAGTAACGGGTACACCGAAAGCAGGCGACGAGGTGCTTGTGCACGAAACGACAAACAAGCTTGTGTTTGACATCATCGGCATAGATCACGACACGCCCGCCGATAGTCAGTTTGAGCACTCCCTAACTTTGCAGCTCCACGATCTCTATCAGAACATTCAGTTCGACAGCACGGAAGCAATATACTATGCCCGTGAAGAACTTGTGGCAGGAACATATAACATAACATTGCCTGCAGGCTATGACGTGGAAAACGGTGGCGGTAAAACATACCAGTTTACGCTCACAAAACCTGTACCCGCAGCGGGTCAGATTATGTTTCCGTGGGCATATCAGCAGCAGGCATCAGCTACAAAGGTTTCGACGTATGTTAATGCTAATGCTAGTGCGGTTATTGAAACTGTATCTGTTCAGGAGGGCTCAGAGGGAACGTCGCTCGGAATGGCAGACGGCACCGTGTCAGACCTCAATCACATTCATCGTGCTCGCTATGGCTCTAACAACTGGGCTGAGAGTGATCTCAGAATGAGGCTTAACAGCTCTGCCGCTCCTGGCGGAACGTGGACGAGGCAGAGCAAGTTTTCACGCAAGCCGTCCTGGGCGGACACCGAAAGCGGCTTTCTGCGTGGCGTAGACCCCGATTTCCTTTCAGTTCTCGGCGAGGTCACGAAAGTAACGGCGCTCAACACACTTACTGACGGTGGAGGTTCTAAAACAAGCACGGAGAAAATATTCTTGCTTTCATGTTCCGAAGTTTACGGAAATTTTGAAAATAGCGTTGATGAGGGTGCAGCGTACCCATACTATAAAAACTACTCAGACTTTGCGAGCAAAAACGATGGCAACGACACGAACCGCATTAAGTATCAAAGTAACGGCACGCCGTACTATTGGTGGCTGCGTACTCCTCGCACCGGCAACGCTTTCAGCGTGCGTAACGTCTACCCGACAGGAGCTGTCAACAGCGGCAGTGCGGACAGCAGTATCGGGCTCGCCCCGGCTTGTTGCATTATTTAATCTATAATCGCCCTCGATAGAGGGCGGAAAGGAGAAAGCAATGTCAGTTGTAAAATCGAAACAAACCGAGGGCAAGTTATTAGTAGTAACCAAAGCGAGAGAGCTCGCCGCATATACAATTAAGATATGTTCAAATGAAAAGAACTTTCCTAAGCGTTATAGGTGGTGCATTACTGCTAAAATCGTTGATTGCGCCATTGATGTGAGTAGCAACGTTAATGCAGCCAATTCTATTTACGTTAATGATGATAACAAGAAAGATTATCAGCTAAGGCGACAGTATCAGACGAAAGCTCTTGCTGAAACATACGCCTTACTAAGTATGATTGACATTGCATATAGTGTTTTCAGTATAGAAAGCAAACGTATTGAGTATTGGACTAGACTTGTAAACGAAGTTCAAGTGTTACTGCGTAATTGGAGAAAGTCCGATTACGATAGATACGGAAAGTAAATTAGGGTAATAGTTGTTTTATTTCTGCTTTGTGGTGGCTGCGTACTCCTAACACCGGCAACGCTAACAACGTGCGTAACGTCAACCCGACAGGAGCTATCAACAACAACAATGCGAACAACAGTAACGGGCTCGCCCCGGATTGTGATAATGCTAGCTTAAAGTAGGCTCAATAGCTGAAATCAATGCAATCACACAAGGAACTATTATCCTAGCCGATATGGTGAAAGTATAACGTTGATGTGATTTACTTTATGAGTAAGTATCACTATTAACAACGTAAGTTTTGTAGAAGAGATAATATGACAGTAAAAGAGAATGTATGTGACTTTGAAAATCTGTATAAGGCAATGCTTGTATGCAGAAGAAATGTGATGTGGAAAGATAGCACAGCGGGTTTCGTTAAGAACGGCTTGACAAACTGTTATAAACTAAAAGACGAGCTTATGAGCGGAAAGTACAAAATCGGTGATTATACCGTTTTTAAAATCTACGAGCCGAAAGAACGTGTTATCGTAAGCACAAGAATAAAAGACAGGGTGTTTCAACGTTCGTTATGTGATAATTACCTTACAGAACAGATAACGAGATCTTTTATATACGATAATTGCGCTTGTCAAAAGGGTAAAGGAACAGATTTCGCCCGTGAGCGATTGAAATGTCATATGCAGCGATTTTATAGAAAATCGGGTCTAAACGGTTATATTATTAAGTGTGATATTTCGGATTATTTCGGCTCTACGCCTCACAGCGTCGCTTGCGCTGCTGTTCGGAAAAGAGTTTCTGACGATTGGGCGTATGCTGAAACCGAAAGAATTATAAACAGCTTTACGCAAGGAGTTGACCCGTCAAAAGGAATGGGCTTAGGCTCGCAAGTCACGCAGCTTATTCAGCTTGCAGTATTAGACGACATCGACCATTTAATTAAAGAGCAACTAGGCATAAAGTATTATGTTCGTTATATGGACGATTTCATACTTATACATCAAAGCAAAGAATATTTGACATTTTGCAAAGAGCACATAGGCGAAGAACTCGAGAAACTAGGGCTAAAATTTAGTAAGAAGAAAACTCAATTATTCCCGATTAAACAGCCCATACACTTCTTAGGTTTCAGTTTTAGGCTTACAAGTACAGGAAAGGTCATAATGCGTGTATTGCCGGAAAAGGTCACGAGAGCTCGCCGCAAGCTCGCAAAGCTTGTGCAATTATGTGAACGTGGCGCAATGATCCGAGAACAAGTTGACGAGTGTTTCAAGTCCTGGGCTTCGCACGCAAGCAAAGGGAACTGCTATAAGCTGATAGATAGTATGCAGGAATATTATTATAATCTATGGAGGGAATAGCTATGTTTGGCTACATATCAGTAAAAGACCAGCTTATAAAAGAGCGACAGAAAAGCGCCGCACTTAAGGTGGAAAACGACAGAAACGCCGCTAATATTGACTATATAGCAATGGTGTTTGATGTAGAACTCGAAAACGAAAAAGAGGAGGTGCTTGAAAATGTCACAGAGTAAGAAATATGCTAAGGTCAAAGACTACTACGAACGTGGTTTGTGGGATATACGCAAGGTATATGACGCAGTAGTGCACAAGTGGATCACAGCCGAAGAATATAAAGAAATCACAGGATATGATTTCGACGACGGCAAGGAGGCATAAATGAAAGAAAACGTATTTAAGGGCATTGTCGCCGCCGCCCTAGGCGGTCTGTCTGCATATTTCGGCGTTATAGCTATACCGCTGCTTATATTGATCGCCGTTATGATTATAGACTATCTGAGCGGGCTTGCGAAAGCGTGGTATAAGAGTGACCTAAGTAGCCGAATAGGGATTGTCGGAGCTGTCAAAAAGCTCTGCTATATCCTTGTAGTGTGCGTAGCGGGTGTCACGGACTGGCTCATAAGTGAGGGGCTGTCCTCGGTGGGAATTGATATAGGATTTAGCTATTATTTCGGCGTAATCGTCACAGTATGGCTCATCATCAATGAGTGTATAAGCATTCTCGAAAACCTTTCCGTTCTCGGCGTGCCGTTGCCGTCATTTCTCGTTAAAATCGTACACCGTTTAAAAATAACAGTTGAAGAAAGCCAAGGAGGAGAACAGTAATGACAAACATTTCAGAGCAGGAAAAAAATGAAATATTCAAGAGCTTTGCGTTCGGTATGACATATGATGAGATTTCGGACGTTTACGAAATTGACCTTACCGACGTTAAAAAGCTCTTGACAGATAACGCCGACAAGGTCAATAAGATCAAGTCCTACTACAAGAAAATGGAGGAATAAAAATGGCTACATACAAAGGCGTAGACGTATCTCAGCATAACGGAAACGTTGATACAAAGAAGCTCAAAGCAAGCGGCATAAACTTTGTAATGATACGATCGAGCTACGGCGACATAATGTCTTATCCTAGGCAGATTGACAAAAAGTTCGAGCGTAATTATGCAAACGCAAAGGCCGCAGGACTTAACATAGGTTTCTATCACTATATGTATGCAGATACAGTAGAGGCAGCGAAGAGAGAAGCAACAGGCTTTGTCAATCTCATCAAGTCTAAATGCCCATTCTCTATGCCTGTTGCGCTCGACATAGAAGAAGCTGCACAATATAATATGCCCGGACTGCGTGACGACATCATCAAAGCTTTTATTAGCGTTGTTGAGGCGGCGGGATATTATTGTATGCTCTATTCTTACGAAGCTTTTCTCACCGCCAAAGTGTCGGCAGCTATCAGAAGTCGCTATGCAATATGGTGT